TGGCAATCCAAAAAATTGGAAGGAGAGCAATTTTGGAGACAAAACGTTGAGGAAAGCTGTTGCAGATTACGAACCAACAATTGGGAGTTTGAACCCAATGTGGGTCGAGTGGCTAATGGGATATCCAATAGGGTGGACAGACTTAAAGGATTAGGTAATGCAATTGTTCCACAAATCGCATATCAAATAGGTAAAGCAATAATGGAGGCAGAAAATGATAACGGAAAACCAAGTACAAGAAGCTCTTGATTGGATGATTAAGAATGAGGATGCTTTAGCGGAAGCTAAAGCTGCCTACCATGATCTTGATAGATTTAGTAAAACAATAAAAGCAGAACTCATGTCCAAAATCAGTAACAATATGTCTGTTGCCGCAAGAGAGACAGAAGCATTAGCCAATGAAGAATATAAGACACACCTGGATAATCTTCGTATTGCAGAAGAACAATATCTTAAATTAGAATATAAGATGGATCATAACAAACTTATTTGTCAGTTATGGCAGACTATCTCTGCTAATAAAAGACAATCAGTCTAGTGTCTACTTATAATGAATTTTTCAACAACACCGAAAGTCTAACTGCTGAAAGTCTCTTATGGGTGTCTGTTATTGTACAAGCCATACATGATGCACGAATAGATTTTAATGATGTTAAAATTTATGATGCACCTAAAAGCAGAAACAGAATGAAGTTTTATGTGACTGATGCAGATGGTTACATTTTATCTCAGTCAAGAATGAAAAAGTTTTATGAATGTATTACTGCTCGTTTATGGTTTGAAAGACAGCAAGATGATTACGAAATGGTTTGTGCTATGTCAGGAATGAACCAAGACTATGTTTACAGAATGTATACGAAAGTATTAGAAGATGACGATATTGACCCTGTTTCTATGTTGAAACAATTTATGAAACACTAATCAATAATTTTTACAATACGTAAACGACCCATGTCATTTTCTAGCTCGACCTTCAAGTTTTTACATTCTATTCTTATGCCTTCTTGCTCTTCACCTATTGATCTTGATACAACTCTTTTTTGCGATAAACAATCAGACATTCCATTAGGAAAAGGCACATATTCTATTACTGATCCATTTTGAATCATCATCATTACAAATACCATTTCTATCATTAGTAAGTTCCGTTCTTTTCTTCTAGGTCTATTATTCTTTCTTCGTGAAACTGTATAGTCATGTCATTCTTTTTAATGTTTGGTACTTCAGTTTCAATCTTTTCTTTTAGTTTATCTTGTTCCTTCGATAGAAACTCTAACAACATAAACTGTTCCTGGTCGATAGGCTTTTGCGTAGATGCCTCAAGTAAATCTTGTTGCATTAATTGTAGTTCAGTCTCAATAATGTTTAATCTTTCAATTACTCCAAATCCAAACCACGCTCCTACAATACAAGCTCCTACGATACTGAGCAAGTTACGCATAGGCATGGAAACGGATGTGCTGTCCGATATTTTCATACTTCGTCTAACTCCCTTCCTTCACAAAAGAAAGCCCATGTTCTAAGGTTTTGACCATTTCTTTTGCCATGAACTTCTGCAAGCTCATAAACCAATTCAGCTTTATTCCAGAAAACATAGTCTAAACACTCAACTTTACCACTGAACGTCTGTTCAGAATATGTACTATAAGATGGTCCTTCAACATCAACGTGCCACAGCATAGCTGTTATTATCCAGATCATTTCTTACCAAAGA